ATTAGCTATTTACTGCTTTTTATAAAATTTCAAGATCCCTTTATATCAGTATTTCAACGGTATTAACATTGATACTATTTCATGGTATTTCAAACTATTTTCCCCAAATTTTCCCCATTAAGTATCTCTTCTAAACACTATGAAATACATTGTTTAAAAGGTAACTAAAATATTACTTTTCCCCTTATATATGCTATAATATAGGTGTACTAAGTAATTAGTACAATTCGTTTGCGATTGCCTTTGTATCTTTTGAAAATCATTACACTAACTAAAAAATAGTGATGGTTCACTACTTGATAGTTGGTGTTGCTTTGAAAGTTAATATCTAAGTCTTATATTGATGATTGCGTTTTCATCATCCGCTTCACCATACGCAAATTGTTTTGCCGTATATAGGTCGCAGTACCACCGTTTTATACGGTGGCTTTTTTTTATGCGTTAAGTGGTATATTATCCGTAAAATGTTTTCTCAATGCAACACAGATCGTTTCTCAGCGTCTAAAAATAAAGAAAACCTACCAAAATAGGTAGGTTACATAAACTTACTTATCGCAAAGATTGTTAATGTTTGATTGCGCCCATTATCATTAGTTACAGATTTTATATTGTATTTCCTCTTACCATATTTTACAAAGTGTGCATTTTCTATACCTTCACGGTATCTTATGATAAATCTTATGGGATATTCGTTTACGGTGGTTCCTAGATCTGCATATTCGGAACCTTTTATTGTACGAACATCTGCCCACGGTTTCGCTATTGTCTTATCAACAGTCCCACCGCCACCAGGTAGAAAGTCATCATCGCCTTCTACTTCTTTAATGATTTCAATACGACTATTAAAATGATATGCCATTGTTTATCCTCCTAAATTGTGCGACGTCGCGTAATTTGAAAAGCGAGTACGTCCTCGCATTTAATCATTGTCCAACTGTTGGACAAACTTATCAGCGTTATTGTCGATAAATCTCGATAATAAAATCAGTTTTCTCCAATAATTGAAGAAACGGAGCGCTCCGGTATAAATATTTCTCGATAACTCTAAGCGAGCACTCGCTCCGTTACATCGCCCTCAAGAAACTTTCATAGTTATCAAATAAACCTACATACGCATCTAATAAGGACGCTACACCGTCAATACGACGTTTTGCCGATTGGTTCTTAATCGGTACAATATTTCCGTTTCTATCAGTCTCTACCCCTGTATTAGTTAAGCACCATTTTAAAATAGGGTTGTTATTATAATTGATTTTATGTTTCTCTAAGTCAGCGCCCATATTTTGCATTGGTAAGCTTAATGTCTTAGCACCTTGTGGTGTACGTACTAATTTAAAACCGTGTGCTTCCATCTCATCAACCCAATATCTAGCGCTATAATTATCGTAATATATCCATAAAGGCGTAATATCATACTCGTTTAACATCTCTAAAAACCATGCTGTGATGTCACTGTAATCAATTGTATTACCATGACACAGACGCAATAAACCTTGTTCGTACCATTTATCATAAGGTATCTTATCTTCGTCTACACGCTTTCTGAGATTGTCCTCAGGTAGCCAATACATCTGATGCACGTATCGTGTTTCAGTTTGAGGATCAATAAATAAAAGTGTAGCACAACTTAAGTCCGTAGTGATACTCAAATCTGCGCCTCCTATCGCATACCAACCTGCAAAGTCTCGAATGTCAAAGGTATCTTCATTATTAATCGCTTCAAATGTAAGCCACGTATTATTAGTTACTTCACGAATATTAAAATCTTTCGTTAAGATACCCGTTAAGTCGTTCATATTATTTTTGGCACGTGCCACCTTACGTTCTAAGTCCTCTACCTTTTTTGAGACACCTAAAGCAGGATTGGCTTTTTGCCATGCATCGGGTAACTTATATTCTGCCTTATGGTCTAACTCATACATAATTGGTAAAAAGTTATCATCGGTAAAATTACCATCTACTACGTTACAAGCGTACTCGTATAGGTCATCGAATATTGTACCTCTATGTGTGCCTGCTGTGGTAATCATAATCAATAATGGTTGTGTTCGTGCAGATTGTGATTGTTTCATAACCTCATACAAATTGCGGTCTTGGATTGAATGTAATTCATCAATAACTACAAGATGTGCATTGAGTCCGTCTAATGAGTTTGAGTTTTTACCCAATGACTGCATTTTACTGAAATTATGACTGAAATATAGATCTGATTTACGTTTTCTAATGTTCTTTTGTAAATCAGGGCTTTGCTTAATCATCTCATGTGATTGCTCGAATAATATGTTTGCTTGGTCTCGTTTAGATGCAACAGAATATATTTCTGCCCCACTTTCCCCGTCGGCAATCATCATATACAAAGCTATGGCGCTTAACATGGTTGTCTTACCATTCTTACGCCCTACAAAGAAGAATGATTCCGTATAACGTCTTAGCCCCGTATCCTTATCTACAAAGCCAAATAAAGCCGATATATAAGCTTTTTGAAACAATGCAAGTTCGAGTGGCTTTCCTGCTAACTCGCCCTTAGAATGCCTGCAAAACAGCTCTATGAATTTTATGGGACGTGTCGCTTTGGCTTCATCGAACATGTATTTAGGGTGATCGTTCATATCTTGAATGAGTTTCTTATATTGGTTATACACACGCTTTGAAACAGTTATGTTCCCGTTCTCTATCTCTTGCCAATACTCCTTAATGTAATTAGCCATTGTTTACGAATTCCATGAAGTCGCTTTGTTCTTCTTGTTCTTCTGGCAAGATAGAAAGTAGCTGCTTATACGTTGCGTTATACTTAGTTAAAGTTGTGTTGTATGATTTCATAGCTGGGTTTTCTTTAAGATATGACTGCTCACCTTGTGTAAAAACGTATGTTGCGCCGTGTTCTTTAACTGATAGTTTCAACTCCTCTAACGTTTCTTTCATGAACACTAATTCTTCAAGTAAATCATAGGCAATCGGTTTATTAGAAAAGTCATCATTTTCTATAATAATTTTAACTTTTTCTAAATTTATATAATTCATGTAAAAACACTCCTTAGTATACTTTTTATACCCCTAAATTTCTTAAAAATCTAATAGAGGAAAAGAAAGCCCCACACATCGGTCTCCCGTGACGATATTTTGAAATCGAACATCTGGGGTGGTTATAAATATTTTATTCTATTTTAATTTTATAAGATTTCCATTTTTATCAAATTCAAGTCCTTGTGCTGTTGCTGATGTTTTGAAATGTTCCGCATTGTGGCATTCGTGACATAGTGCTTCTAAGTTATCCCAACTTAATGTAATGTATGGATCATTTACATTCGTTTCATTTAACCATTCTTTGTGATGACAGATTGTAGCTAATTCACCACATCTTTCACAGATATGATGTTGAGACGACATATAAGCGTTCCTACACTTAACCCACTTCTTAGACTTATAGAAGCTACTAGCAATGCTTTTAGCCATTCTGTGTACGTCCTAATGCTGTTAGAGATACAAGCAATCCATCAATCGTACGCTTTAAACGTATGCTATCGTCTGTTTGTGGGTCAAACCACAGTTGTAGAACGAATTTAGCCGTTGTTTTAGCTAATGGATGCGTTTCTTTGCCGTCATCCCAATCATGACCTGTAGTTAAATATAAATACTCGGGTATTGATTCAATTAATGGTTTAATAATATCGTCGTTGTAATCTCCATCAACTCTTAAAGCGTTTCTTCCTTCTTCAATACTGATAATCATTGTGTTCACTCCTTATTTAAGAAAGGACACCAGCAATCGCTGATGCCCTGTTGATATTATAATGATGGTTCTGGGTCTGTAGACGCTGATGATAACTTAACGAATGCTTCTTCCATAAGAACCTGTGTATCTGCTACTGCCATCGCTCTATAATCGATTAATCCGCTACGGAATGATGATTCACGTGATGACTCAAGCATGATACCTTGTGCGAGGTTATAACCCACGTAGTTGAAGTCACCTAAGATAATTGTACCGTCTTCGATATTATCGTCGATGATGACAGGTTTACCGAAGATATAACCTACATTCTCACGCTGAGCATCTTGAATAAAGATAGGACGTTGGTTACCATCTTCTACACCATATACCATGTTATATAGTGTTGCGTTACTCATGGCGAACTTAGCGTTTTGTGAGTAGCCACGCTTTAACATACCTAATGCTTTAGTGAAGTCCGTATACTTGCCTGTAAGCTCTAAGCTATTTGATTCGTCCCATGTGATACCTGTTAAGATACCTTGACCTTGATTTACACCAGTTCCATTAATTAACGCATATTCGATTGCCTCAACAACACAGTTTGTTAATTCTTCTACAAGGTAAGATTCGAATGCTGAAATACTCATCGTCTTAACTTTTACTGAGATTGAGAATATTTTAATGATTTCATTAGCTTCGAATTGTACTGAAGTCGTGATAGGTCGATCGGCCTCTGTATAAGCCCCTTCCACATGCCAAATGCCACGTTCTTGAGCTGATGAAATAGGAATTTTAATTTTAGTTGGCATATTGAATGAACGAACATTCGCAAGTAAGCCACCTTGAGTACGTGCTTTTTTAATGACTTCATTGTAAGTAGTTTCAGGAATAACAGCACTTGAGTTAGTTGATGAAGCGAATTCTTCTGCACGTTGTTCTGTCATCGCAGCGTTGAACGTACGTTTTTCAATGTCTGATAAATTTTGTCCTAACATTGTTTTGAAGAATGCTGAGCGGTATTCCTCTGAACCTGTAATGTTTTCTTGTGGTACTTGTTGATTACCTCGAATTTGAGAGCCTGTAATTGGATTATATGAGCGTTGTTCTGTATTTTGCACCTTTTCATTCTCCTTATCTTTAATATTTTCTTTCGCTTGGTTAAGTCCTTCAATTTCAATGTTTAATTTCGTAATATCGGCTTCTGGATCATTTTCAATTGTTCCTTTGATCTGTCCTGCTCGTGTTTCAATTTGTTCTAGTGAAGCGTTACGATAATGATTAAATGCCTCTTGTACTGTATTGAACATATTATTTAATCTCCTTTATAAATAATTTATTTAAATTTATTTTTGCTTTTTGGTATTGCTCATGTTTACGTTCGGCGTCTTGTATCTGTTGTCTAGCTTCCACACTTGCCGACTCATAAGCTGGGAAGTTCACTATTGAGAATTCCAATACCTTATTAATTTTATGAATAGTTCGTTTTCGTGTGTTCACATCGTATTGACTGCCGTCGTTATCACATGTGAACCCAAATGACATGCCTGTCAAATCGCCCCGTTTAACTGCCGTAAAAACAGAGCGTGCCTCCTCGGTATCGGGTAATACTGCTCTCATGTGCATACCTTCTTCATCAGTCCATATGTCCATTGTCTTGGGTGATTTAGCTAATGGAATACGGTTATAGTCATGTGAGACTAATAAGCGTGTGTCATTGAGCTTTAAGCCGTCTAAGGCGTTACGTTTAATAACTTCTGTATATGAACCTGTAGGTGTGTAAATCGTTGTTGGTTTATTAAATACAATCGGTGTTCCCTCTAGTACCATTTCGTTACTTTGGACATTTGTTTGTATTTCAGCACTTCTAATTTCCTTCATTCTCTATGTCCTCCTTACCTAATTGATATGATGTAGCTTTATCTTTATCAATGTAATTAAGCGACATGATCCTTTTATCTCCATCTTCAACACGGGGTAAGTTTAAAAGGTCTAATGCTTGGTTTGGTGTAAGTACACCTAGTGGTAACAGCTCTTTAATAACGTTTGTTTTTGAATTATTACTAGAATATTGAAGCTTAGAAGATTCAAATACAATACGATTACTAAACGCAATTTCACGTTCGGTGAAAATCTTTTCAGTAAGTTCAGACGATAATTGAATTGCGAATGGTTCAATGATTGATTCAAAAAAAGATTGCCATTGAATTTCATCATAATTACCTGTGATAATGTTTTCATTGATACCTAAGTACTCATAAACCTTTTGTTTTACCAATTCCATTTGTGACGTATCTACATGAATATCTGATACATTCAATGGTTCGTAATCAAGGTTAGAGTCTAACGGAATTACACCGCCGTCATTCGCCATCGTTAAATAGTTCTTAGTGAATTCTTCTTGAGCTTCTTTTAATTTGCTAGGACTTAGCACTTGATTATATTTTAGTAAGCCTCTGATACGTGCTGAATTTTTAATGGCTTCATTCATGCCTTGGTTCTGATTTTCTGCTAATTCAAGTGATGACATGATAGCGTTATTATCATCACCTAGTAATTCATTTGAGTTAAAGAAACGTCTTATGATAGCTACATCATCGTGATGAATGATGACCTTTTCACCATCGTTAAATAGAAACTTTAAATAAACTTGGTTAGCACCGTCTACCACAAATTCAACGTTTGATGGTGTTAACGGATATAATGCTTGTACATCACCTTTATCGTCTCTTTCAATTAGAATGAAGGCGTTGTTATAGAGATAGTAATGTGAAGCTACTTTGTATAGAAAATCATAACTAGACATATACGGATTAGGTCTAATTTGTAAGATTCTATTGAGCTTAGAAAAGTTATTATTTTGTTTATCGTTATTTACTACATGAGTTCCGTTTAATTTGCCTATGTGACGTGCGATAGAGTCAACGGCAGAACGATATATGCTATTATCGTAAATGTTGCCTGTAAACGTTGAGAATGTAGCGATATTACCACTCAACATTTCAAATTGTTCTACACGTTTATCTTGCATCTTTTTAACGCCTAGCAAATTGTCTAACCATTTCGGCACGTCTTCACCTTCTTTTATTATAAATTTATGTTTTAGTACCAGGTACTAATTTCTTACTTTTATTATACCACATCAGGGTATTTTAAGCTAAGTGTGTCAAGGGTTTGATACATTATGCTACTGAAAATGTCACTGGCAACCAATGGTCATGTTTTATGTTATTAGATTTCGCTATTGGTAACTCCAATAACTTACCATCAATCATATAAACCAGTATCTCACTAATATTCATAGCGATATACCCATCTCTTTTTAGCTCTGCTATGACATTGAATGCTTGTTGATTCCAACCTAACCAAAATATAATCTTTTCATTATTACCGCTTGTATAAGCACCATCTCCAGTATAGTCAAAGCCTAATTCATCAAATACATTTTCGATTTCGACAAACGACGTATGATCATGTGATTGGATATATTTTAAAATTTCTGATTTTAACTTATTTTTGTTCATTTGTTTCCTCCTTAAATTTATTTACTGTCTAACTGTCTAAATGCTGTGCCATAAGTGTAGACACCCTTGACACCTACTGCCACAAGGGATTAAGCCTTGCTGTCTAATTGTCTACTTATTTTCACCCTATACTTTCAGAAAATCTAAAATAAATTTTTCAAAGTTTAGAGAAAAGTTAGGTAGACACCTAGACACTTATAGCATGGCACATACTCCCCCAAGGGGTTAGTGGTGTCTAACACATGTCTATTTACCGTCTTACTGTCTAGGTAATTCACTTAAATTTGTGATTGTTCTTTTAATTCTTTATAATATTTAGACAAATCAACCTCAAAACCGGACTGTCGACCGATACCTTCCCCGAATCTTAATTGTTTCTTTTTCAGTCCACAATAGCGTGTATTTCTAAGTGCTTCATCAATCTTACGTAAATGATGTGGCTGTGGTTGGCTATCATTACCCATCATGACTTTCCAAATTTCTTTACTGGTTACCTTATCACGCCATTCATAAGTCCCAGGTTTACTGCCAGGTACTTCAATCACAGAACCATCTCCATATAGTTTGATATGGTCGGGGTCAATATGCTTTCTCATTTTAAAACGTCTTTCATCAAGCGAAACGTACCAATAGTCCGATGGTATAGGTTTCTCTAAAAAGTCCTCAATCTCACCTATAAGTGTATCTTTTTCGGCGTGTTCCTCTTGCATTTGTAAAGCTGTTTCAGAAGCATCTTTGTCAAGTAACAATGCTTTATCTGTAGGATTTTCATCAAAATACACTTTGGCTTCAGCGTACATTTGTTGAACCACATCAGGTGTTAAGTCATCAAATGGGCTTTTAGTCGCCTGTTCCTTATCAGTTGTCACTGGTAAAAAGCGTCTATTTCCTGTCTTATCTTTAAGGAATTCATAATTGTTAGTTGTGCCTAAAAATACACACTGCCTTGGATAACGTTGTGTACGTTTTCCGTATGAAGCACGGTAAATATCAATGACTGCACTTACGAAACTTTTAATGTCTTCAATCGTGGACTTTTGAAACGCTGATAATTCTTCAATCTCACATATCCACGACCCTTGTAGTTTCTTATACGCTTCATCACCTTTGAAGGTATTGATACTTTGGTTATACCAATCTCCGCCCATTTTACTTGCAAGGGTAGATTTACCCCCACCTTGTCCACCGTATAAAATAACCATTGTGTCATATTTGATACCGGGTTTATAAATCCGAGCTACCGCACCCATGACCCATTTTTTCGCTACTTGGCGGTTATAGTGGGTATCATCTGCACCTAAGTAATCGATGAATAAGGTTTCAATGCGTTTAGTACCGTCCCATGGTTCACTTTCTATAAGTGATTTAATAGGGTGAAACTTGTTCTCGTATGCTTCCTTCTCAATAACACTGTCTATCACATCACGACTAAAATGAATGTTATAACATTGATCAATATGTGAAATAACGTGTGTTGTATCAAGGTCACTCCAGTAATAATTAGTATCTGAATCAGAACGCCAATGCGGTAATCTTTTTAACTTAGCGACCTGCTCGAACACGTCATATTGAACTAAGTCCTTTATATTTTCATCGTTCTTTAAAATTAATGCACCATTAGTTGGTGTTTTCTTATATGCCCCCGTAGATGGTGAAATACGTAGTTTACTTCTCCAGTTGTCACTGTTTTGTTCTAATTGAACGCTATCTATCATTTCAAAAACGTCTTCTCTAGTCACTTCGCTCAATCAGATTCCCCCTTTCAATTTCTTTGTTGGTCTTTTTTTAATATTGAGTTGAATGTACGGTTTACTTCGTCATCAGGCAATGGTGGTTGGCACGTTGCATTCCATGCATGAGCCAATCCGTATACCATGTTAGGGTCTACATATCGACGTAATAAGTAACCAACTAATGAAGCTAAGGCTTGGTTACGTTCACCTTCGCCTACACCAAATGCGATTCCACGCCAGTATTCTGAATCACGTTTTTTGTATTTTAATTTAATGTGCTGAGATTCGCCCTCAGTTGCATCGAGAGGGTACTTCTTCAAACAACTATCCAATTGTGCACGTGTAATGAATGGTGCATCGTTGATATACCAGTGATAAGGTTTATTGTTATCTTTGATAGTTGGTAATGCTGACAATTGAATAGGCTTAAAACATGATTCATCTATTGTTTCACCAATATATTTAGATAATGCTCTAGCGTATTTGGTATATTCATCTGGTTTTACAATGTCATCAATTGGAATTAGCAGCCTAAATCTTGGACGTAAGTCTTTATCATTTTCATCATGCTTATCTCTATGCCTAAAAGTGCTATACATGAAATAAGCAAAATGGTGCATTTTACTTTTGATATTTTCAATAAAACGATCCATTCCTTCTATATCGTCGTAATCCAATGAAAATACTTGTCTATACATCACATTTTCATCTTTTCTATGATGTTGAAGAATTTCCCCTGTTTCATCATCTACACCATCTGACACATCACCATAAATGGCTAAACCGTTGGCGTATTTATTATGGCTAACAACTGGACGAGTTAACCACTCGCACCAGTCAGACCACATTATATTTTTTACTTTTTCAGTTCCTTTTGCGTAAATATTTTGATATACTAATATATGAAGTTCGTCATCGTATTTTAAGTCGAACATACAAATCATTCCTTTCTACATTTTTTTAATATCTACGCGTTATCAGTTCCGTCGCCAAACTTCGCTGATGACGCTTTTTCTATGTCGTCTAATACTGTATCTAGTTCTTTTAAATACATATTCAACAAATTAATGTGTTGTGTGATGTAACGTCTGTGCTCGTGATACTTGCAACCATGTTTCAATATTTCATCTTTAGTTAAATGGTGTCCTGAATCATGCGTAAAATACTCATCATCAAACCAACCGAATGTTGTAACTGCATCATTGATTTTTTCTTTGATAATATCTACATCTTCAATTAAACTTTTAGTTTCCCAATTCATTATTTCTTAACTCCTTTTCTAAACTGAATTACATTATTATCTTTTAACGTTGGCACCGGAACGCCGTAATAAGTGCATACATTTTCAAATCTTTTATATTTCTGTTCCCAATTTTTAAATTCTTCTTTAAATTGACCATACACACTTTCAAATTCAAATTTGAGATCGTCTAATACAATTTGCTCAATAGCTTCAGCACCTTTAATATCTCCTTCTTCTCTGTATGCTTTAGCCTTTTCAGTTAAATAACCTATCAACTCTGAAAGTCTTTCTGTTTCACCTCTTAACTGTGATACATTCATAGCTGGTATTGCCATATCGTCATATGCTTTTAAAATTTCTGTTATCATCTTATTTCACTCCATCAAAATTATTTTCAATTTGTTGTAAAGCCCACTCGATTATTGCTTGTAAATTTTGCTCACGATTTACTGTTTCAGTCCATTCAGTGTTGCCATCTTTTATTTTGTGTTTATACTCAGTTGATTTATCTTCTACTTTTTTTT